GCAGAACAGTGGTTTTCAGGCAGAGAGCGAAAACCCCGCCCCCATCAGTGATGAAATCCAGTTCTGATGGCTACAAAACTGTTCATGCGCCGCTCACTAAGCTCACTTGTCCCAGCTAATGGGATGATAACCGTCCGCAGACGGGCACCTCTGGCGAAGACAATCCGCACCAACATTATGGTGGCGGGGCTGCGCCTATCGACGATGAAATTCCATTTTGAGTGCGCCCAATAACACCCCCTAACTAGAGAGAACAAAACAATGATCTACATTTCAATATTAGTGGCTATAGCAGCGATTGTCGCACTGGTCATAGCTAGGGCGATCAAAGACGATACAGACAAGAAGATGTTTAAGGTGGTTGCCGCCTGCGCAGCAGCCTTGTCAATCGTCTTCGGGGCGTTCTCAGTAATCACAACTATACAAGCCGGACATGTCGGCGTGAAAGTATTGTTTGGGAGTGTGCAAGACGGTTATCTGGAAGAGGGGTTTAATTTGGTTAACCCCCTTGTGTCCGTACACGAGCGCACTGTCCAAACGGTTTCTACAAACATGATCGGCGAAAATGCAATCGACGCGCTTTCCGCAAACGGTCTCAAGATGCGGATGGATGTCACCGTGAACTATCGTGTGTTGCCCGGTGATGCAGCTTGGGCGTTTCAGAATTTGGGGCGGAATATCCACCAAGACAAAATTCAACCTGCCTTGCGTGAAGCGGTGAGGAAGGCCGCATCTGAGTTTGAAAGCAACGAACTCTACTCGACAAAGCGACAAGCCGCCGCCGACCGAATGATGGTCCTTTTGCGCGGAAACATCGACAAAGTTATCAACGAATATGGCTACGAGGGCGACGTTGTTTCAATCCAACAAATCCTTGTCAGGAATGTGACTCTTCCGCCTGCTGTGGCAACCGCCATTGAAGACAAGTCGGCAAAAGAGCAGGAAAGCCAAGCGATGGTTTACAGCCTTCAAATCGAGAAGCAAGAAGCCGAACGGAAAGCCATTGAGGCGGGCGGGATCGCGGAGTTTCAACGGATTGTAAAACAAGGTATCGACAAAGACCTGCTGACCTGGAAGGCCATTGAAGCAACCGCCGCGCTCGCAGCCAGCCCCAACGCAAAAGTTGTTATCTTTGGATCAAACGAAAGTGGCGGACTTCCCTTGATTTTGAATCCTGGGCAGTAGGACAATGAAAAAGCAGACCTTCTTCACCGCAACAGAAAAGGACCGGGAGCACCTGCTTGCATTCGTGCGGGCAGTGCCCCTGGATAACCGTCTTGAATGGTCGGTGGGGGATGCTGGGGCCGGACGCAGTGCGCAACAAAATCGGCTCTACTGGAAATGGATTGGGATCATTGCAAGTGATACCGGCAACGACGCGGAAGACCTGCATGAGTATTTCAAGCAGAAGTTCCTAACCCCGCGCACCGTCGAAATCGGCAATGAGTTGCATGAGGTCTACACGACCAAACGCCTCAAGGTTGCGGAAATGAAAGAATATCTGGATCGCATAAGTGCCTTTGCAAATGGGTACGGCATCTATCTCCCCCACCCAGAAGACCAACACCAAAGGAGCGCAGGATGAGGTTTACACCATTCACAAAACGCATCCTTGATACGCGCAGGCAAGATCGCGACTTAACAAAGGCCGGATACACCAAACATGAGACGGAATGGGAAATCCTGCGTGGGTGGCGACACAGAGAGATTATTACGGACGTAAAAATCAGCCTGGACGGTAAGCACGTCTACGTCAAAACTGGGCTGCCGCAGGAATGACCCGCAACTTCACCCTCACCTCTAAAGTGGAAAGGAATGCAGGATGAGCGAACAACCAAATGGAATGATCCCTCCATGCTTAAAACATCCAGCGTGGGGTTTTTCAGAGGAAGACTTTACAACGGATATTTATTTTTGGCGCGATGGAAAGCGCGTTCTGATCAGCTTGATCATGAGCCGAAAACCAGGAAATGGAGCATTCAGTCGACTTGTTAAGCAAATCGAGGCAGAGGGCCTTGCTGTTGCCGTCCTAACACCGAGTAACCAAATGCGGGACATTTTATCAAAATGGGGATTTGAACCTCATATAGAAGAAAATGGGTGTGAAGTTTGGATGCGTCCATAGTGACCCGCAGCGAGTTCCCCACCTCCGTTCACAAGGCAGCTATGGAACGCTCTAAGGGCCTCTGTGAGCGCCACCTCATGCCCCCGGACATCAAGGGCTTTCCAGATGTGTGTACGGATGAAACGAAGGAGCTAGACCACATAGACTGCGATATGTTTGGTGGGAAGCCAACGCTAAAGAACGCGGCCTATCTTTGCACTTCATGCCACAAGATCAAAACAAAAGCTGATCAGGCGGCAAGGAAGACGCGAAATAAACACGCACCCCGTAAGGATCGGCCTAAGTCCTCCTGGTTTGCTGGACCGAAGCAAAAAATCAAAGGCAGGGGCTTCCAGAAGAAAGCAGGCCGCAAGTTCAAATCCACCTGGACGCCCAACACCAAGTATATCGACACCCCCTTACCAGAGATGGGAGAGACCAATGTCAGAGATTAATGCACAAACATCGCCCGTCAGCATAGAGCAAAAAACGCAGGCAGAAATCCGAGACGTTGGGTCGCAGATTGACAATCTTCGTGCCGAAATGAAACCCATTCAGCAGGCTATTAGCCGTCTGGAGGTTCGCTTGGGAGACGCCACAACACGCCTTGAATCAGCACGCAAGAAACCACGGGTCAGCGACCATGCGGTCATTCGGTTTTTGGAACGGGTGCATGGTTTTTGTCTTCGAAGAACAACGCAAAGCGCTCATGACGCCAGACGTTGAAAACGCAATCAAAATGGGTTGCTCAAAGGTGAAGCGGGACGGCTACAACATGATTATTCAAGACAACACCATTGTGACGATCGTGTAGCCCACCCCTAACGTGAATGACTGAGGAGAAGAAATGAACATCCCCTATGCCAGCGCCACGAGCGGCATGAACGCCCGCAATGAGATCGTGAAGATATTGCAGCACTTCGACTGCGAGAGCGTCGGGTTTATGGATATGTTTCATGAGAACGCCATTGTGCTTGCCTTCACATGGCGAGGCCGAAACGTTCAGCTCAAAGCTAGTGCTCAAGGATGGGCGAATGCGTGGCTCAAGGAGAACCCGTGGTCACACCAAAAACGTTCGACTAAACAAGAGTGGGAAGATCGCGCCTTCAAGCAAGGAATGATCGCTGTAAACTCTGTGCTACGTGATTGGGTTAAAGGACAAGTTACTGCTGTTGAGACCGGCATTCTAACATTCGAGCATGTATTTATGCCCTACATGCTGGCAGCAGATGGACGCCCAATTCTAGAGCATATGTCGCAACACCTAATGTTGACAGACAAAAGTGAGACTGTCCAATGACTAACCCCTCAGACCTCTCCCCACTCATTGAGAGGATAGAAGCAGCGGAGGAAGGGAGCCTTGAACTATCGAGGGCGGTGCGCGACGCATCGAATGCTCCCGCTCATTGGTTCATTGTTGACCCGCAGTTCTACACCTCCTCCATAGACGCCATAGTAGGGCTTATAGAGAGTGAGTTTGGTGCCTGGGGCGCAGCCATCGGGTCAAGCCACAAGGGCGGCGCCACGCTCTATCTCAAAGAGCGTCAAAATGGCACGCAACCATTCAAAGGCAAAGGCCACACCCCTGCGCTGGCTCTCTGTGCCTGTTTCCTCAAAGCCCTTCAGGAAAGGGGGGAAGGATGAGACGTGAACGTAAAATATATGAACGCAGAACGCTCGTCGAGGCCTTGGAGGCGCTAGAACACTTCCAAGTACAGCTTCAAGAGAGACTTGATAGGTTGGACGCCCCCACACCCCCTAAAGGAGACTAACAATGGTATGGCAGAATAGAGACCCAGCGAGTGAGGCCCTCTAACTTATGACCCGTCGCCCTTTCCTTTTCACCAAAACAGACGCGAAGCGCGCCATGCAGGCAGCGGAGGAAAGAGGCTGGAAATCTGTGACCATCACCACCAAGGATGGAACCGAGATCACGTTTGGGAAAGATGCGCCTGAAAAACCTGTTGAAGACAAGCAGGAAATCACCCTCTAATGCCCGACATGCCTAGACAACTTCCCCCATGTGTCCAGCGAGAGATCAAAGGCCCCGCGCATCGCCGGTACACGGTCTACTATGTCCGCCCCGCGCATCATGGCCCCCGCACCCGCCTAAAGAGTGAGCCCTTCACACCAGAGTGGTGGGCAGAATATCACGCCATCATGACTGGCGCACCCAGGCCCCAGACACCCGAAGAGGCTAAGCGGATGCCTGCCAAGGGCAATCTGGCATGGCTCATCCAACAGCATAAGAACTCAAGCGACTGGTCCCGGCTTGCCAAATCAACCCGGCGCAACCGGGATAACATCTTCCTCAACATCATCAAACAGGCGGGCCATGTGGCCTATGACGATGTGGACAAGGGCTCCGTGGTGCGCGGCCTTGAGCGCCGGAGTGACAAGCCCTTTGCAGCCAAGGAATATCTCAAAGCCGTTCGGGCGCTCTACCGCTGGGCCATTGCGAATGATTACGTGGCACACAACCCAACCGAGGGCGTTTCAGCCCCCACACCCAGAACAACCGGATTCCATACTTGGTCAGATGATGAGATTTCTCAATTTAGAAAGTGCTGGGAACACGGCACTATGGAACGGCTTGCAATGGAGATCATTCTAGGGACTGGCTTACGCCGAGGAGATGCGGTTGTGTTGGGCCGTCAGCATATGCGGGATGGGATCATATCAATCCGACTGGAAAAAAGCGGCTATCAGGAAGAGGTGTCAATCCCACTACTGCCAGATCTGGCCGAAGCAATAGACCAAGCACCAACGGGCGACTTGACATTCATTGTCGGAAAGCGGGGTCAGCGATTCACAAAGGAAAGTTTTGGGGAGGTTTTCGCTCAGGCCTGTAAGGCGGCTGGGGTGCCAGGCAGAGCCCATGGGTTGCGGAAGGCGGCGGCGGTTCGCTTGGCTGAGAATGGTGCTACCGTGCATCAACTCATGGCGTGGTTTGGATGGGGCGACGACAACATGGCAAAGATCTACACCATGGCAGCAGACAGGAAGCGCTTAGCAGCAGATGCAGGACGCCTAATTGACGGCAGTTCGCCCTCACCCTCAGTTTCCCGCCCTCACCCTAAAAAAAGCGGTAGGTAAATCAACGGCTTATGGGGTGCAAAATTGATACTGGTACGCCCTAGGGGAATTGAGTAATTGAGAGATTTCAATGACTTAGGTGGCTAAGTGAGGGCAAGAGGGGGCATTGATTTCATTAAGGTATTTCAAATGCCGCCCTCACCCTAATAGGGACAAGGGATCTGTCGTACACATAAAACCTTCACTTCACAATGAAGGTTTTGCGGGTAGTGTCTCAGTTTGAAATCTAGCCTTGATATTCTCGAAGATTGCCGCACTTTCCTGTATGCTTACCGCAAAGCATAGGAGAAACCATGGCTAAAGGACCAAAGGGGCAAAAGCGCCCCACTGACGTTATCAGCAACGCCGTCAAGGTCATGCGGATAGCGACCGGCGAAGAAGGAGAAATCATCGAAGAAGAAGACGGTAAGGACCCTGCCGCCAAAGCGTTAGGCGCTAAGGGCGGGAAGGCGCGGGCTGAAAAGCTGACGGCTGAACAGCGGTCGGAGATCGCGAAGAAGGCAGCTGCGAAACGCTGGGAGAAGTAAGGCTACTCAATATCGCCGCGCTTTATCTTGATTTCGATTTCATCCGCCACGCCGTAGGACAACTGAAAAGCCATCGTCATTAAATTCAACCAAGTAATCCTCTCGGTACTTTCCCATGGACCTTTTGCCGGAAGCTTTGGTGCCAAGCGACTGGTCGCCTGAGCGATGACCCGAGAACAAGGCTGCTACGCAATCTGTTAGGAAACGCGCAGCAGCCTCTAGGTCGCAGTACATGGCGGCTGGCTTTCGGGCCAGTCGAACAAATACGCTCGTAGCTCAGTGGATAGAGCAGGTGCCTACTAAGTTCCGTGTCGTCGGTTCGAATCCGATCGAGCGTTCCATCCAAATCGCAACGGCAGTCATTGTTTAACATGATGACTGCCGTTTGTGAATCCCGTATTAATGTGATTCCAATGCTTGACGATAAGCATAAAAGTTCATATATTAAGGGCATGAACAAGCTGCCCCTTAAGACCCGCACCCAAATCCTCCACATGCTCTGTGAAGGCAATTCCATGCGGTCGATCTCTCGCATGGCGGACGTGTCGATAAACACGGTTTCCAAGCTATTGGTCGATGCGGGCAAGGCATGTGCGGCCTACCACGACGATGCGGTTCGGGGCGTCACGGCCTCTCGTATCCAGTGTGACGAGATTTGGTCCTTCACCTATGCCAAGCAGAAGAACGTCAAGACCGCGAAAGCTGCACCGGGTGGGGCTGGCGACACCTGGACTTGGACCGCGTTAGACGCTGACAGTAAATTGATTATCTCTTGGCTGGTTGGCGGGCGGGACAGCGAATATGCAATGGCCTTTATGGACGATCTGCGGGACCGCCTAGCCAATCGGGTGCAACTCACAACGGACGGCCACAGGGCTTATTTGGAAGCTGTTGAAGGCGCTTTTGGTGGAGACATTGACTATGCTCAGATCATCAAAATTTATGGCAGTTCACCAGAAAGCGCGAAGGGCCGTTATTCTCCAGCCGATTGCACTGGTATCCGCAAGAACCGGGTAGAAGGCAATCCAGACGTTGACCACGTAAGCACATCACACGTTGAACGCCAGAACCTCACAATGCGGATGCACATGCGCCGGTTTACCCGGCTGACTAATGGCTTCTCCAAGAAATTCGAAAACCACATGCACATGGTTGCGCTCTACACAGTGTTCTACAATTTCTGCAAGGTGCATAAGACACTTCGCGTCACTCCTGCCATGGAAGCAGGGCTTTGTGACACGGTTCAGGACTTTGAGTGGATTTGCGGACTGATCGACGCTCGGGCACCCAAGCCCGGTCGGCCAAAGACCTATGCAAAGAAGATCAAAGCCTTAAAATGACTGACCCCGGGAGCATGCTAAGCAGAGGCCGACCCGGGGTATACGAGGCGTAAGATAGTCATCTATCGGTAAAGGGCAAGTGAACAAGTTGAGAACTGACGCAATAAACACTTCGCTGGAACGAACCCTTACCCGTGACCGCCTAAGCAAATATTTGGCTGAAACTGGCGGGAATCTTGACGAAGCACTCACACTTTATGAGCAAAATACTCGCCTTTCCGAAGCATTATATTCGCCGCTCCAAAGTATGGAAATATGCTTTCGGAATACCATTAACCACAATATGCAGGTGGTATATGGGGAAGATTGGCTACGTTCCGGCGCGCCGCCGCTAGGCGTATCAGAGACTGAAAAGATATCAGAAGCTTGGGCAGAACTAAGAGCCCCGACCCATAGCCAGCTTGTGGCCACGTTGAAGTTCTCCTTCTGGGTTGGGCTGGTCGCCCCAAAATATGATGGAACACTTTGGCGGCATTCAATTTACAAAGGGTTTTCAGTTGGTGCGGGTAAGAAACGAAGAGATGTTCACGGGAGATTCAATGCTTTGCGACGGTTCCGAAACCGCGTTGCGCACCATGAGCCCGTTTACATAAAGGCAGAACAAATGCATCGAGAAACTATAGAGGCGATAGGTTGGATGTGCCGCGATACCCAGATTTGGGCCGAAAGCCAAAGTAACTTTGCAGACGTCTACCGGCCTTGAATTTCAAACTGAGACACTACCCTTTTGCGGTATTCGGTAGCAAACTCACCCACCGAAACCGCTAAGGAAAGCCAACCTTAGCAGTCTTCATGAGCTTGGAACTAAAAAAAGATCATAGTTGACGTCAACCGACGTTGTTGCACCGTTCCCCTTCGCTTCCATCCAGATGTCAGTAAGTGCGGGGATCGGGCGATAAGACACCAGCCGAAAGGAAGCATCGCCCTGAATAGCTTCCCATTGGTGGACTAGGCGTTTACTTGAGAACGGTGCTGTCGTCTCATATGCCCCCTCACGCTGCCATAGCCTTACGTCGGCGTCTTTGTTGGTCCCTATTGCAACTTCGACCTCTGCGCGGGTTATGTACGCTGTGTAGCCCAACGGGACCGTATACATAGAGGTTTGAGTTTGACCCATTTCCTCATCGATCGACGCGACAACTGCCCCGGTGCTTTCGTTCTCAATCAGGATAATGCCTGTGTTGGCGGCGAACTGAGTACCTACGCCGCTAACATAGGCGCGGTTAATGCGCCGTCCCGTGACCGTCGTGGTAGCAGAAGCACTAGAGCCCGCTGTTGCAAGCGTTTCAACAGTCTCTACGCCCGTTGCATCCAGAAACTCCAGAACAATATTCTGTGCCCCCGATCCTGCCGCAGCGTCATTGACATTTCCACCAGCCTTAATCCTAAACTTCTCGGTAGTGGTAGGCCAGTTATAGCTATTGTCAGTCGGCCCGTAGGTCCATATATCTGCAAAAGTGCCGTTGGGAACTGTCGAGTTAAACCCGAACTTATGAACATCCGTGACCCCAGGAACGAGGCCAGTCGCTATATCCAAAGCACCATGACCTGTAATCGCAGCGCCGCTTGTGTTCACAGCCACCGAGGCACTCGCAAGGCTTCCAGAGCCATCCTGCGCAACAATGAACTCTTGCTTGACGCTGTTGGCGTCTTTCGCGGTAACGGTGTCGAGGGCCATCTACAAGGTTCCTATTGAAAGGTTGAAAATGAAGTTGCTCAAAGACGAGAAATCAAGGCACCCAGGCGGATCCGGCAACGGCGAACAACCACTCAATCCTAGGCACAATCCTAAACCCATTGTTTTCCCCTGTCTAAGCTTTTGAAGGCCCTAAATAACGTCTCTCTTGCGTCCCATGCCCGCCTTCTACTGATCTTGCATGGACCAATCACGCAACCCAGAATAGCACTCACGCAGTATCGAGTAGGCCCCCACATCAACCGCCCATTGATCAATAATTTCTGAAAAACTCATAGGATCGTCAGGGAGCGCCTCTAAGGGCCTATCGCAGATAAGATAGCTATCTGGTGGGTTCGTCTGTTGGACGATTGCTGTTGAGCAACCGGACACCATCAACAGGCAGCACGCAGTTAGGATCTGTCGGAACATAGGTCCGCACCTCATTTCTGACTCTGTGTAATTGATCTTCAAGCACACGGGCTCGACGCTCTAATTCAAGGGCGATTTCTGCCCTCTCCGCGTCAAGCTCATCACGGCGTTCTAATTCGGCGGTCAGTGCGCCGATTTCACCGGCACGGACGAACTTATAGACAGTCCACCCGCCAGCTCCGAAGCTAATAGCGGCAATTAGGGCGTAGATCTGCCAACCGACCAAGAAGCGTTCAAAGAAGGCCATTATTTCTTACCCACCATAAGCGCGGTGAACATCCTCACACCCTCCCAGGAGGGCCCAATCAGGTAATAGGTGATGACAATACCGCCGAGCCCGACAATGCCCCATTGAGCCTGTGTGGCCGTCGCAGCGGGAGCCAGAAATATGACCGGAGGCCACAACGCAGCCAGATAGATCAGGCATAAACGAACGACAAGACGGCGATTAGTCCATGTCGGCCTGTACGGCCCTTGGGGCTCATTCATTTGTCATTGTCTTTCTGTATGAGAGGGGTAAAATCTTTGTTGCTGGGGCCGCCCCGAACCTATCTAGACGCTGGACGTTCTGGGCCTAATGGGCACTGTTGATTTCTAAGTCACGAATGCGCTGGCGGTTCTCTTTTAAACTCTCCCACAAAACTCCTTGATCTCGACGGGCATCATGAGCCGTATAGCGGTACAGCATTCCCTCATTTATCCTGTCTTGCATCTCCTTAAGGGTGCCCTTCATCTCCTTAACATCATCTGCGATGCTCGGAACCTGTCCGGTGGCAGAGATCACATTCCCCCCAAAAGCTATAATCCCAGCCGTCATAATCGTCACAAATGCACCTGCTGCAAACTTCAACCCAGCCCACCTGTCGCTGTAATCATCGGCGGGTCTTTTTTGTGACACCATCTCTACGCGTCCGCATCTTGTGCGTGGCGTAAGCGCCGAACAAGAACCCAATCAGTGCCAAAACCCCAACCCCCAGCAGCTCCAACATGTGATCGCCTCTGTAGCGCCATAGTTCCAACACTAAAGATCTGAGCGTATCCTAAAACGGCAAGTATGTCTTGCGCTGGCCTGTGATGTTCGGGAAGCAGGTGCAAAGAAACACCGACAATAAACGTCAGATGTGTGAGTAACATAGCTGTAAACAGGGCCGCGATAATCCACTGCCAGTCTTTGGTCTGGTTCCACAAAAGCCACACAATAGCAGCCACATCAAAGCCAATGTAATAACTGATTGGATACGGATCGCCCGTCCACCAGTTTATAAAGACCGTAGCTATCCAAACAGCCGTCAAAATACACATGGTGCGTAGCTCTGAGTTGCCATGCCTCAACACAGTCATGGCCGCGCGCCAACTGTTACTTTCAACATGTCTTGCTGAAATTACCCAGCCACCCAGAATTGCAAGGCCGAAGAAAACTGCGTAGATCACTTTCCGCCCCCGCCGCTTGCTAGGATGTAATCGTTCGACACAATAAGCTGCGCACCGACATTGTGTATCTCAAGCATAAGAGCCCGCTCCGTATCGTTCAGGCGGTCGAAGATTTGCTTTTCAAAACTTGGCACGACCTTTTCAAGCCACTCTATCTTGGCTTGGCATTCGTCTCGTGAGAGCTTCGCTGGTTCTGGCGCGTGTCCGTCTGGCATACTATTCTCCTGGGTTGGTTATCCTTGGCGGAACATTTCTGCTATGCGTTCCGATCTGATGCCGACCTGCTCAGCCCATCGGCTATCAAGCGCTTCAGACGCGGCACGGTCGTAGTCGCCCGCCTCTAGTGCTGTGAGCATGTTCCTAAATCCCGATAGTCTTGGCCAGCCCAGATTAAAGCACATGTTGACCAGTCCACGTTGACGCGCGTCCGTCATGTCTCGCCACCAAGGGGCATTTCGATCAAGGTCATCCGTAGCAGCGTCGATATCATTGCCGCACAAGAAGTAAGACTCCTCTTCTGACAACCCGATATCATCGAGATTTCGGCCTATGCCTATGGTGAGCTTCCCCACAGTGTCCTTGTAGGGATGTTTTCTCAGGCCCTCATCGCGGTGCAATTCGCGCTTAAGTGCGTCCAGGTCAAAAGACATTACGTCATTTCCCTCTTTCGATTGATACTCATAGAAAAACCCGCCTGAGACGAAGCACAAGCGGGTTGATTTCAAATTGGTCGTGAGCCCTGGGATCAGGCCTGCTGATAAATTGGTTCTGCCAGCTCTGAGTTAAAAAACCTGACATCGATACTCGTCCGCTCTTGCGTGTGCTCAGGCTCGAAATAGGTTCTGTGCGGCACAAAGCCCGATAACAAAACAACGTCTCCAAGTTTGTATTCAGGACGCCAGAATATCTCAGGGTCGAACAAATCGTTGTCGATCCCACACGCACTAACACAGGGGAAATGCGATTGGCTCCTGACTGGCAAGAACTCCAAACTAGACATCGGGCCGTGCTCATAGCGAAAGGGGAACCACAAGGTCAGGATTTCCGCATCACTATTGTAAAGTCTGTTGTCTTGATGAAACTCGCCAAATGAACGAGACCCGTTTGGCATCATATTGCGTATGTGACAGACGGAAGCGCTTGTATAAAGCTCCGGCATATCCAGGTGATCTTTTACAATTCCGTCAAGCCCCAGCCGCTCCATCGAGCGGTAGACAAACTTCATCAGGCTTTTATTATCCATGCCCGACATCTTTGCGGGATCGAATAGCTCTGGATAGGAATCTCGGAAACATTCTTGAGCCGCCATTTTTTCTGCCGTCGCCATGTAAAGCGGAAACCCGACATTGAAGCTTTCAGCCTGTCCTATTTCTTCATAGATAGAGGTAATGCCATCGATATTCTGGGCGATCACCTGATCGAATTTAGTTAGCGGCTCAGGGTCAAAAGCCCCCTTGATCCACGCGCAGCCGAATGTCTTCAAACTTTCAAGTACAGCGATGTGGTCGAGCGACCCGGCGTCGAATGTTGCTTTCTCAGGCGAAAAAAATGCCTGCATTGTCTCTCGTTGAGAGTGAGATGTGTCAATCCCAAGCTTTCTTTCCGCACCGTCTGCGACAAGACTAGCCTCAACTGCAAAGGCAGGGTCTTTTGCCGCTTCCCTTAGGTCTGCAACCGCCTCCTCATATCTCCCCGCCTCATGAAACACATAGCCCCGCTCAAGACGAAGGGCCGGAACATCCCCATCCGCCCCAAAGCAAAGGTTGGCTAGGCTAACCGCGGTGTCATACTGTTTTCCGTACCGAAAACTGCGTATCCATCGCCGATGCAAATCCAGATCTGAAGCATCCCGCTGTGCGACGAACTCCGCCATAGGATTTAAAACATCCTGCGCTTCCAAAACCCCAACACGGCGCTCAATATCTTGAAAGCCCTCTCGAATTGCACTCAAATCAGAACGAAAGGCGCGATAAGACAACAAAACACGATTAAACATGGCTCACCTAAAATTACCCTTTTGGGATTTGTATCAAGCTCAATCCACATTTTCCACTTATTCCGCAATATAGCCCGTCATGTAAGTTTCAAATTGGCCCGTTCCCCCGTTCACACGCAACGTAGGTACAACGGTATAGACACCCATTGGAACAGCCGTGCCAATACTAGCGCTAAGATTCACATACCCATTCACCGACGGTGTCGTCGCTTTCGCCACTGGTGAAGTTTGAATAAACGGCGCACCCAAAAAGGTGGTTCCCGTAATCTGGATAGCGAGTTCGCCAACTTGTCCTGCGGATGAATTGAAGTGACTGGAGTGGGCCTTGAAATACCCAGTGTCTGTAATCCCCGTGGTGACAAACAAGCAGCTCGGTATAGACTGGGCAACAGCAGTCGTAGACGTAAACCCGCTTACATTGGAAATGTTCGATACAAACGGAAAGCGCCAAACCTTAAAATGAGATTGGACCGACACATTTATGTTAGCCCCTGACAAGGACGTAGCGATATTCCCGGCTCCAGTCCAAATCATTCCCAGATAGGTTCGGGTGTTATCAACGCCTACCCCGCCAGATATGCTCTTTACATAGATCCCGATCTCATTGACGATTGGCGACCAGCCTTCACTCCCCACCCCCGTGTAAGACCGCCAGAAATCCAGAACAACATCCCCGTCACCCGCTCCGACCCTGTCCCACAAGTAGACGTGATACAATTGATTATTTGCCAACGCCTGACTCGCAACACCCTCCACATAGTTTGCCGCACCAAACAAGTTTGAGTTCGTGATGACAGGACACAGAATGGGCCGGAAGGCACTTGTCGTCGGGTTCCACACAAGAGCACCCCTCCCGTCTTCCTGTGTGAACGAGATAGACGTGGCACCGGAAGCCTGTAGCTTTCCCGTTGCATGTGGAAAGCTTTGTGTCAAAACCGCCGTCACGCCGGTGACAAAGAAGATATCCAAGGTGGCGTCATATTCAATAGTAACAGGCTTATTACTCTGCACATCGCTATACTTAGTGAGGGTGTATTTATCAGACGACATGATGAGCTTCATTGACGAACCATTGAATGAAGCCCTTGATGCGCCGCCGTCTGATGTTGTCACGGGAGTGAAACGAAGCCGCATCCCATCATAGAGAGGAATTGGAGAGAGCCCAATCGGGGTTAACGTATATTCCGCAAAGCCACCCACATTGGCAAAGGTGTTCCCACAATAAACAGTGTCTACATGTCGGGAAAACAGAATATTATTGATGCCTGGGTCTGGATCTTCCGTATCTAGAACATAAACCCCAGGCATAGTATCCCCACCCACGACAGAGACAAAAAGCCCTCGCGTCAGGAGACCGCTTGACGAAAAATCAGTGCTACGACCCCAAGTCCCGGAACCATTATAAAGATAAATCCCGTTTTCCGTTTGATCTGTCTGAAACAATACAAGAATGCGATCATCATTTGTCGGCGTCACACCATCTACAGTTTGCGTGCCAGACAACGTAATATTAGCAGTTGTGGCTACCGTGCAAGGTGCCTTAGCGTAGATGGAGATGGCAGACACAGCAGCTTCGGCTGCACTGATCGCCGCCGCTTCAGCGCTCGCGTTCGAAGAATCCGCGCTAGAAGCGGCGGCGTCTGCATACCCTTCAGCGTTTGAAATTTCTGTAACAGTCGGGCCCGTAACAATAGCGTCCCCGGTCCCATTCCACACGCCCACGACCTTATTTGCGGAAGGAGCCGGTACCGTGAAGTCAACACCATCCGGCGTCGAAATTGGCGCCTTTAACGACCGATTAATTTCCTCTTGCTGTTGGATATCAATCATTCTGGAATAGTCGAATGTGCCTTCTACCGTGGATGGATTCCAGGCGCCCTGATTTATCAGATCCGTGTCCTGCGTCAGATCTACCAGACGCGCAATCGTTAGAGTCTCCCCAACAGGCAAAATACCCGCCCCGGACGCTGGATAGGTGATCGACCCTGCACCTGGATAGGACGAAACATTCATGACGTAATTGCTTGTCCCAACACCTTCGCTGAGAACCGTCTCCACATCGGACGCATCCGTATGTACAACCTGTAAGTCAGCCGTCTTGTTGACCACAAAGGCAAATGAAAAGTCGGTCGCTACACCATTGCCGTTCTTGATCTCTTTGGACGAGGTGTTTGTGATTGTCATAAGTTTGGGTTCTCCATAGAAAAACCCGCCTCAAAAGGCGGGTCCGTCATTCTTAAAATTAGCAGCCTGTCAGTCGCAGTATTTCGTGTAGCCAGATCCTACGCAGTTGTCTTGCTGCCAGCCGTTCTTATCACCAACTAATCCACTCACCAGGATAAAAACGGTGATTGCCACCCACCAGATATAGTGAGGCTCCCACCAGTCAAACATCATTCTTTCCCATTCATCTGCTCCCAAACACCCCGAGCATAGAACAGATTTTGGAACGGCATCAAGCGTGCGGCGGTTCTTGCATCCCCCTCAGAGACCTCGCCGGTAGCCACAGCCCGCGTCACCGTGGCCACATCCCCAATAAAGCCAGATGTCGGCCCTGCCAGCGTTCCTGCCAAATTACGGCTTTGGAAACGTGAAACGGGCGCGGCCCCTGCCAGCCTAGACAATCCCGGCAAACCAGCCTTTTCTCCCAGATTGTTAGCCTCCATAAAGACCGCCGCGAGACCAGACCTATCCAAGCCCTCGACAATCCACTGTCTTGGATCATCACTCAATTCACGCCCGCTCGACAACGACTTGAAGTAATAAACCATCATCCCGCCCGCAACCATTGAGGCTACACCCGTCGCAAAGGCAGCATCTCGTTGTTGTAGGCCCCGGATTAATACCCGTTGATGAGAAGCCATGGCAAAGCTCTTAAACTGTCCAATTGTTTTGCCTGTGTCGGTGGTCATCCAAATGGGGACATCCGCGACACCCTTGGAAACAATCGTGCTGTCCACTTCCTTGTTGAGCGCGCCGCGAAAGGTCCGCACCGCGTCTGGATCATCCCAAAGGTGAGTATTGGCAACCTTCACCCCACCCTCATCAACGCCGTGGGCTCTATATTGCTTTGCGACACGCTGGCGCATTGAGGCATCCATGCCCAGAAATGCCATATAGCGTTTCTCAGCCGGTTTAATGTTCAATCCCAACAGCGCATTATCCAGCATCCGGGCTTGGGTCATCGCCGCCGCGACCGACTTCTGAAAATCATTCCAATAAACCATGCCGTTGGCCTTGGACATGAAGCTTGCCAGATTATCAAGTGTCCGCTCAAAGGCCGTGCCGCGTGCGTAAGGATCGCCCAACTCAGCCAGTGTTGCCAGCCGACCATTCAGCACTGTCTCTGTGATCTGACCCGCCCGCTTGGCCTCCTCAACCGCCATGCGGAAGCCCTTCATGTTTGTCATCAGCGGCACAAGGGCGTCTCCAAAGGCCCGCTCAATCCCGTGCGCCATAACGTGCCGGAACACATCAGGAAAACTTGAAACCGTCACCCCGCCCATTTTGGTGAGAAATTGCGCTTGTCTTAAACCGCGCGCAGCACGAACAAACGGGTTTTGCGGATCGCCGCTAAACTGACCGCGTAATTGATCCCGCACATGCTCAACATCCTTGATGTCTTGCTGTCGTTGTTTCTCCAGCTTGGTTCTGGCCTTTGCGTCAGGCGCTGTTTCCGCCAGCCGGTTATACTGGAAATTGATTTCCTTGATGGTTTCCTCAAGGGTCAAATCCCCATCAAAGGCCCGAGACAGCTCCACATCAGCGCCCATGACCCGCGTATAGCGATCAGCTACGCGCTTCACGTTGCTTTCAAGGAATTGCTCGACTTTCAGATCTTCAATATCAAAAACACGTTCCGCTAATGGTCCCCGGCTTGAGACTACAAAATCATAGGGCAGATCATTGTGGGACATGCCCTTGAGCTTAGACGTAACGCTTTCCACAATATCATCAACATAGAGATCCATATTGTTATGGACGTCGAACTCCATCTCCTCTTTCAGACGAAGATCGTTCTCCAAATCGCGTATCTTGCCCTCTATGCGGGTAATCGCATCGCCACGGCGTGCAGCCTTGATCTTATTTACCGCCGCAACCAGCTCATCAATCTGGCGAGAACCGCGTTGAATACCTCGAATGGCATCTTTGGGGTCCCGAACATTAAGGCCCATCTCGTCCAGAGTACGTGAGACATCATCGAAATCCTCGACAATGCGCGCCTGACCAAAATCTTCTTCCCTCACCCGCAGCCGGGTCTTGTTAAAATCATCATCGAGCGCTTCGAGAAACTCACGAATGCTAGGGCGTTCTGAAAATCCGGGGAAAAAGCCTTCTTCCCATGCCTTCAGTGCCGCATCATCAAGCCTAATTCCGTTTTGACGGATAAAGCCGGGCCGCGTGCGATTGGTAAGCCCTATGGCCTTTAACTCGTCTTGAGTGTCCCGCAATCCACCTGAGCGCGCCAGAAACGAGGTGAGCCCCTCAGGCTCCTGCGGTCGCCCCTGTTCAACAAGGCGCACCATATCGACGGCTTGTTCCTGGCTTAGATCCTCTGGGAACTCAACCCGCCCCTCCTCTGCACTCGACTGATCGCGCGCATTGGCCATTTGCAGCGCGTCACGTTCTTCCCGCAGATTATTGATCTGCCGATTGAAAACCCGCTGTTCAGCCGCAAGCGATCGTTCCGCCGTGCCCGCCGCCCATTCCCGCGTGATCTCGCGAAACTCGGGCTCATTGGCGGCAATGGCTTCCCGGTTCCAGAGACGGGAGAGATAGCTTTCCGCCGTCGTTACGTCCACACCGGTGGGCAAAAGACCTTGATCAATGGCTTGTTCTTTTAGAGGATCAAACACCTCTTTGCGAAACCGCTCCGCTGCACGTTGCACAAACTCATTCTCTGAGACATCGCCCCGGCGCATAGCCAGCCCCACAGCCTGCTCAAACTCATCACGTGACATCCGAGGAGCGCCGGTCGCCTTATTGGCCTGCGAGAAGGCTGTGAAGGCATCGTTTAATCCCCGGAAGGAATTAGCAAGACCGGCCTGATATTGCTTCATCGCCGTTTCTGCCGCCACAGGCGACGCAATATCGTCTGCATTCTTATTTAGAAACATGGCGTTCTCGCCAAGACGCTGGAACACTTGGCGGACAAATTTGCTCGGGCTCTGAGACAGTCGAAGGGCGGGGTTTAAATCCCGCGTCAGCTTCTCCACAAAGAAGGCAGGCGCCAACCCCTCATCAGCAAGGCTGGTCACATCTGAAACCGCAGCACCCACGCTGCCATTTTGCTGGGAATCAAGAAACTCACCGCGCAGCGTATCAATCGGATCGGGACCATCTGGGATCACCATATCGTCATGAATACGCGCCGCCAGCGCCGCCCGTTCTTTCCCGCTCATGAGTTTGGCCGCACCGGCCCCCAGGGCGCCGCTCAGAAGCGCCGTTGCAGCGATAGACACAACAGCCTCCTCAAGTGTCTCAGTCTCTCTGACCGCCGCCAATCCTCCCTGGGCCGCTGTTTCTGCCACACCTCCGGCCATTGAGAATGTCAGAGCAGATCTGGCGACACTGACACCCTTAACGCCCTTCACCAGCCCCCCGCCTGGAATGAGAATCACTGGGTCGATGACCCCAGCCGCGAGACCCGCAACTAAATTTGGCACCAGACCGGAACGAGCGATGATATCAGCATCCTGCTTCTCCCGCTCTATGTCAGCCTTTACGTTCTCAAAGTCTCGGCGATTGCGCACATCAACAAAACTAGCTGCATTGGCCTCAAACTCTGTTCCCTTGATTTCCTCTAAGGGTTCAAAGTCAGGATCAAAAGGCTCAAAGCCCCCAAAGAGGCCGGTGCGTTCTTGAGCTACTACAGCCGCAACGCCATTAAACAGACGGAAGTTCGCCCCGGCGGTCTCCCCAAAACTTGGCTCGGCATAGTCAACACTCGCAGGCTCAGCAAACTGTAAGAGGGGCGCCGTGCGAGGGTTTGCTGTTTCAAACGGCATTACAGGCCGCTCCCCATAAAGGGACCAGGAAGCACAACAGGATCAGGGGGACCGGCAAAGGGATCAACCTGATGATCTGTAAACTCATCCCGCTCTGCCGACAGTCGAGCGTTTCTCTTTTCAACCGCTTCAGAGGGATCAAACCGATAAGTCACCGGCGCGCCATCCTGATCTAGCGTTGCCCAAACCCCATTATTGTCCTGTAACAAAACCGAATAACCAGGATCACGACCAGCCGTAATATCCCCAACCGTTTCAGGTGTGGCAATCAGCAGCAAACGTCCCTCAAGCGCGTCGGTTTCAGTTGCCGGACGGCCGATTACTTCTCCGTCCGCTGTCATTACCTGCTTAACGGTAATCCCTGAAAACTCAGCAACATCACGCGCCAATTGCTCTTGCATCCATTCCGCGTTTTCCGTCGCACCCAGCCCAGACACGGAATAATATTTCTCAGGCGGATAAGCCATGATTGTATTATCTCCCGTCGCGCGGGAGGCCCCGTAAATCCGGTTGATAGACTGGGTGGCCAACTCCTTTGAGATATCCTCATCCCCGTGTTGCTTAAAGAAGTCCTGATATGATGCCCGATAATCAACAAGCATTTGATCTGCTAGAGGTTGAAACTCTGGTGCATCGGGTCCAATAGAGAAAACACCTGGATCAAAGGCCTCTTCCACATCCCCAATGCCTATATCTGCCGCAAGCTTAGCCCCTGCCGTCTGGCGCAACTGCCGACTAGCTTCCATCGTTGGATCATTATCAACACGCCCAAGCTCCAAAGCCGTTGCTGTTGTCATGCCGCGCCTGATGCGCGAATTGAATGCCACCGCATCAGAAATATCTCGCTCGCTAAATGTCCGGTCCAAAGCCCGTGGGGATTGCTCCTCCAAACGCGCCACCACATCATAGGCCAGTTGCTTTTGCTGATCAGTGCCGCCCGTCATAAATCCCCGAAGAATTGTCTCCGCTCTCTCCGGCATAACCCCAACCTGACTTGAGAGGTCAACAAGATCTGTCACTGACTGGGCATTCCCCTCAAGCAAACCCGCAGCCCCACCCTGATCCACATAAACACGGTCCAAGGCCCCTCTATGCGTTGAGTTACCGGGGTCTATCGCCCCACCAGACAGGAGAATATCACCAAGCACAGCCTCTTCGCGCAACTGCTCTTGACGTGAGCGCGCGGCTTTTACAAAGGCCGTGCGGTCAGAAGGCTTAAGCCAGCCATTACCATCATCATATGCCGCCTCAACGACGGCCTCATCTGCCTCACCGCTATTAATGGCAAGCGCCAAATCAGACTTGCCACGATCATAGGCCTGCCGATTTGCTGCTTCAGCCGCCGCTCGCAAACGGCTGGTCTCGCGATCAATCTGTGCGTCCAGACGAACAGCCCCACCCTCGCCCAGATCCTCTCTGTTTTGATTTAGGAACGCTCGCGCGCCGCGCACATCCGTTGCAACCCAGCGATCACCAACATCACTCAATTGCTTCATGCGCCACGATTGCATCATTGCCGACGCTTCTTGGGAGGACATCTCGCCCATCGCAACACGAGATGCTGTTACCTGCCGTACATTCTCAAACTCTTCGCTCAGCCGTTCCGGGTCGTTGAAATTATTGACACTGGCAATCAACCCTCCCGCCCGCACCCCGTCATAAACACTGGCTCGAAAATTTCGCTGCTCATTGGCCTCATGGCGCGAGACGCTACGCCCGATCTGGTTTGCCCGACGCGCAATAAGCTCCCGTGCCCTGCCTTGCGCCACATCTGACAGGCCTTCAATCTGCCCGGAGAAATCCCCATCAAAGCGCTTTAGAACGTCCTCTGTAAGACCCTCTACATCGCCGCGCCGCGAAAACGCACCATTCTGAGCATCACTTACATTGGCAAATTCCCACTTGTCGATCTCGGTCTGAAGTTCATTCAGCCGCGCCTCGTCATTGCGCCGCTGTAGCGCAACGAAAGCTCCCTCTACAGATTTTGCAGCACCCGATGCCAAAGCCAGCGTATCAGCCGTGCCCCCCCCAAACGCGCCGCGTGGTGCGTTACCAGACTGAAAAGGAATGCGGGCGTGATTGGCCACACCTTGGCCAAAGCCAGATTGAAAGGCCGTCGGGACTCTTGCCATCTTATCTCGTCAATTCTTAAAGTTGGAAGACGTGCCGGTATTAGAAGCAAACCAGGAACTAGAAACACCACCGCCCGCCGACGAAGAGGCAAACGATTGACCCGCAGCAAGGCCAGAGTTCAAGAACGGATTTATGTTATCTGCCGTAGACGTAAGAAGACGCGCATCAGCCTCAAAATTGTTCGCCTGGGTTTGAAACGAAAACGCCTCTCGTTCGGTATTAGCCCTAATCGTTTGCGCATCGAACTCCGCCGCCGCTGCTGTATCAGCCAAAAGATCCACAGATGACCCGGTCGTTACATCAACACCCTGCCCAGCAAGAGACACCGTTTGTAAGCCTGTAAGCTGGCCAACCCTCTGTCGATGCTGCCTTTCAGTTTCCCGCCCCCGCGCCAGCGCATCGTCTGCCTGCCAAACGGCGACCTGCTTATTATTGCGCGCCACAGCACTTTGATACTTGGCTTGGGCCTTGGCAGTTTTCGACGAACTATAAGCACTCGCCCCAGAAATTGCCGCCGCCGCTGCTGCAAACGCAAGCACGTAGCACATGCTAGTTTTCCTTCCAGAAATGATGAAACGGAAGCCCCTTAACACCCCAAGGTGTCGCCTCCTCAATCGTGAACCCAAGCCAACTCAGCCACCGCAATGAGGGAAGGTTTCTGGCATCACAATAATTCTCAACAAACCGCAAATGCGCCGTGATTTCTGGCACCTCAGTCAGTGATTTGCGCAAGAAATGCAAACCACATTCAGACATCCTATCCGTTCCAACCATCCACACTGACCCACGATCAGATCCCAGCCAATGGCTAGCCGATCCATACATGTAGACAATCTCCCCATCGCACCGTTCGACCCGCGCAAACTCAGACAAAGACACACACTCGCTCAAGACAGTTACGGCGTCCACGCCAAGAGCGGCGTCCAATTCATCTAGGTCTGATCGACGAAGTTGAGGTGCCATCTCAAACACATCTGCCTCAATTGCGCTGTGCGTCTGAAACCTATTTCCCAACATCAATATTCGTCGTCACAGATAGAATGGTGAGGGGCAAACCTGGATGGCTTGCGGTGATCACGCTCACATCAGATCCCCAGTCATCGGGAATTGGCAAAGTGATGAGATCATCCTTAAGCGCAGCGGGACCTCCCCACACCTCAAGCGACCGGGATGGGTAGTTCTCCAAATTATTTTCATCTGTTCCAGCCGATATTCCCCGCGTTCGGTTAACGCGCAATGTGACCTCTTTGACGATCTTTTTATCTGTGATAGAACCGGCACTGCGATTGATCGGCAAAGACTCAAACAACCCCCTATATGAAAGCCCTACATGAACTTCGAGTGCTTCATTTGGCAGCGTAATCAACCCGTTGGAGACAGTCAGCCCCTCAACAATATTGCCATCAGCTAGAACAATAACTGGCTTACCTTCCAGATGTTCAAGACCGCTAACTGTCGTAGTTGCCGTTCCACTATAAGTAAGCCCACAGTCAACAAAATACGCATCACTTATTGCCCCGAATGTCCGCGTGTGCATCCTCTCGACGTAACGCTTCTCCACCCCATCAATTGTTCTTTTGACAATAAAGTAGAAGACATCCTCTTGCCCCTCGGGGATGTTGCAGAGGCTTTCAAACTCGCCGTCTGTCTCCCATAACGTCCACGCAAATATTTGATGCTCTTGCAGGTACGTCATGCACAACATCTTGCCGTCATCACGCTTAGCCAATATCAACTTGTAGGGATGCTCTGAATAGGCCCATTCATCGAGCGTGTGTCCCTCAAACAAATGTCTCGCCAAGACCGTCAAGTCTGACCCGATATAGCCATCGGCGTCTAACTGGTAGCCAAGCGAACTGACCTGAAACCCTTTATTCTGCTTGCCCGAAACCATCAGGATGTTTTCCTTGATGGTCAAAGGGGGGACATCCGTTGACGACAAATATGTTTCAACTGAAACTTTCTTGCTTGAAGGCGTAATGCCGTCAGCATCCCCCCCAGGCTTTACGTTCCACACCGCACCAGATGTAAAGATGAACAATTGCTCAGAAAAACTGCGGTAATGTCTAATCTCATTCCCTTGCCCAGTCACAAGGCGGAACGCCACCGCATCACTTGCCCGTGTTGGGCTGGATATGTTGAAATTGTCGAACTGGCTTGTCTGGGACATCTCCGTGGTTAGTGGGCTTGCGTTGGTATTGCCATACACAATCCGTTGTTCGTGTAGTCCCACGGCACCTGGATAGTTCCCCGGCGCATCAAATGGATTTCTTACCGTCTTAACGGGCACATCCGACAAGTCCGGCGCTATGTTTCTATCAACAAACTGTTGTGTCTCAGATGAACCAATAAAACCCAGGAAGAGTGAATGGTCTTCATCCTTGTAGATATTGTAACTCGTGGCACCCGTGACCGCGTTCCAGGTAAATGTATTGCGATCAAGCGCCACAGCAAAATCATTTGCGACCTCCACACGGGTAGACGCAATACTCTCCTCTCCGGTGTTTGAGTTGTACGCGGTAACAACATAACCGTTCACCTTGCCGCCACCGCCCGCCGTTGCAACAACGGCCGTGCCGGTTGGCGCATCAATACTCGGCTTGAACTGAATATCGGTCAACGTCCAAGAATCATGAGCAGAGCGCGAAAGCTTTCTTGGTGGATGGGTTTGGTGGACCAAAAACAAAACATCGTTTGACTGGCGAAATTTCAGTTCATCAAGCTGAGACTCTAAATATGTCGTTGAAACCTCATAGACCCTCGCGACAGTCCCTCCCCCAGCGTAAGGGACATATGCTGAACTGTCTTCACCATCGAGCAAAAAAGTTGTTGCCGTCACACCAGAAATCGTAAAATATCTGTCATTCAATGGCGTCATGCCAGCAACACCACTGATAAAGACCTCATCTCCATTTAAAAACCCGTGCCCAGCCGACACCACAAGAGTGGGGTTCGACTGATTAACACCCGTGATCGTCTTGCTTGCCTCTAATACAAGACCACCATTACGAATAATCCGAATATAGTTTTCACCGAACTCAAGACCATAGGCCTGCTCCTCATTAAATTGGAAAGGGATAAGTCGACTTTCCTTCGTCTGGTCTTTTACTTCATGAACAAAGCTGGTCCCAGCCCGATTTGAAATTCCGCCCTCAGCATGAACAAACATGTTATCCATCCGCTTTCCGGCAGTACCGAACTTTTGCAGATCAACACGCGCATATGTGGCCGGAGAGAGGACGCCACCGGCAAGCGAAATCTGTGTTATTGATGACGGCATCAGAGGCGGGCCTGATCCCAGGGGGATAATGGCTCGGGATCAAACTGCTCTTGGCGATTGTCGATAGATTGTGCGGCACGTTTTGTGCGCCCATACACCTCCAGACAATCGCGCTGAAGGTTGCGATCACCCGACAAGGACGGAGCAAGCTCACTTGCTAAATACCAACTGAGGGCAGACACGAAGGATGCGGGAAACCCTGATGTGTTCTCATTGTCATAGGTGTAGAGGCCTACAGCCAACGGCTCATCAGTCAGAATTGAGTTCTTATCGCCAGTCGGCGCCATCTCTATTTTAAATGGGATGGCATTGTCTTCTCTTGTTTGACCCTGGACACCCTGAAATTGCACACAATCAGTCGGCCAATCATAGCGATAGGCCCATGTGGCAGGAGGTGAACCCACATCAACCAGCGCCTTGCGCTTAGTGGCAAAGGTCCAATTATGGTCCGCCAGAACAAACAATCTGCAAATGTCGTAGTGAATGCGGCATAGAACCGCCGTGCTGCCCTCATCGGCATCGAGATTGGCAATCGTCGTCTTTGTTTGGCGTATGTGTGCCAACGCTAGATTGCAGATTTGCGCCTTGCCAACGGCCATATTGAATCCTCATGAAAAATGGGGCGACCCCTGAGAGCCGCCCCGTCTGTGTTACTCGTCACCCGAAGGCCTAGGCCCAGGTTTAGGACCGGGCTTAGGCCCAGGTTTTCCGCGTGTCTTGATTTCTTCCATCCAAGAGCCAAGCTTCTCGTCGGGACCAAGAACCACGTCAAACTCATCGCCCTCGTGGCGATAACACCCGTAATTACCCGGAGCTGTTGCGCGAACGCGGACTGTGCTTCCATCAGCCATTAGCGAGCACCAAAGGCAGATTCAACAGACGCAATCGCCGCTGTTACCGCACCCGCCGTCGGGGCCGTACCCGTCACCGTGTAATTGACGCGCATATAGCGCTCAGTGGTGTCATAGGGAATTGTCCGGACTGCGGTTTTCTTACCCGCAACAAGATCAGCAAGAGCAATCACCTCGGTGTAGACCGTTGTCGCCGACCCGAAGGCCACGTCATTGTCCTGTTGAACCGCAATGGTCAGGCTGGTGAGGTTGTCGAATGTCTCCGTTACCTGCACCATCAGGGGAATACTCGACACACCCTTATCATCAACAAGAGCCGTCGTTGCCTGCACCCAAGTGCCAGGAGCACCAAAGTCAATCACATTCGTTGACGCCGCAGTCGCTGTGATCGCCTGGGCGCTTGAGAATGTTTCTTCTGCACTAAGAATAGCCATAACTTATTTCCTTTCTGGCCGAAGCCCTTAGACCACACGGGCCTCAGTGTTGAGGAGTTGGTCAACCTGACGAACAGGCATCCCGCGATAGGTCATGACTTCCTGACCTTGGATCTCCATTGGACGAAGGCGCACGAAGTTGTCCGACGCCCCGGCATTTGTTCCCGCCGCATCCATCGCTTCGAACACATCACTGTTGCAATACATGACGGTGTTGCCAGGCTCAAAATTGCCATCCATGCCGCCACCTGGAACAGCCGTGCCATTATCCACCGTGCGCTTGCCGTGGAGCTTGTAATAAGCTTTACGCAAGAACTTGTAGATATCGACGGTACCGGCCTGAAGATCAGACACATCAATGTTGGCAACACGCGCATTCTTGCGCCAGTCGCGAACGCTCAAGCCATTGTGCCAACGGAAGGTCTCTTCCAAGGCGTAATAGGGGTTGCCATCACCATCCAAGACGCGCTGCTGGTCGTGATCTTCACGGATCAAGCCGCCCGTGGAGCCCTTCGGATAGATGCAGTGTGTCGCATCAGCACCCCAGGTCACAAACCATACAGAGGTGTTGTCACTGCCCGTACCGCCCGCATCAATGATCTGCGAGCCATTCTCTGCCGAGAGAGAAGAATAGCGCGGCGCAAGCCCCGTGATCTTCTCAGGTGCCGTGTCAGAGCTTTCATATAGGATCGCCCGCTGCATTTCCTGGCTCAAGGCTTCAATAAAGCCCTGTGCCTCCTGCAAACGAAACGCGCCAAGGTCTGGTTCAATCTCAGCAAGACGGCTGTCAACCGTTGACAAGCCTTCCACATACCCTGTCACGTCTTTGACTTGGGTACGTTGAGATTTGCTGTTGGGAACGCCCTTGTAGAGCTGGCCCCAAACAACACTTGGCAAGCCTGACATGATCGTATGCTTGTGATCTACGCCAGAGTTGCATTCACGCGTCACCATGTCGGGCAGCATTGCGTTCGACTGCGCCAGCATGTTGATAATTTGGGCAAGTTGCCCTGACCCGTCCTTACCTTTGTAGAGATCGGAAAGGTCGAGGAATTTTTGACCGATGGTAGCCATCAGTTATCTCCTTGAATTAACCCGCATCCTGGTAGTGACCGGGATACATAATTTCAGCGGGTGATTTGGAAGGCGGAGTAACATCGCCAGAAGCGATCTTTGACTCCGTTAGGTGTTGTCCGACGCGAAAGAACGTCCTGATCAATTCGGGATGGTCCCCAAAGCGAAGTTCGTTCATGGCCTGAACTAATTCCGGTGTACCAAAACGTTGAAGTGCAGAACGGGCAATCGCGATCTTTTCGTCGTGATCAACACCGCCAATTTCTTTGTCTGCCTTCGCCGTTTCTTGCCAGCCGGTTTGAATATCAGTCCATTGCTGCTCCTGAGCTTCGACTTGAGCCGCCTGCACGGCCTCGTTCTGCTCCGCGTATAAATCCAGAAGACCTTGAGCCTGTTCCTGGTTGAGGTTGAGATATTTCACCCCATCCGTGAACTTGCCCATCATGGCTTCATCGATCACAGCACCCTCAGGCACCGCGAACTCCTCATACGCTTCAGGCGCACCCGCTTTCGCGTCCCCGTCTTCCTCGTCACCTTTGGTGTCCTTGGATTCTGCGGTTGTTTCGTCAGCGGTCTTTTCGGCTGCGGTAGTGTCGGTCTTACCTTCCACAGCCATCTTGCCCTCCGTCACACCCTCAACCGGGGCTCCGGTGGTCTCTTCTACTGTCGTGCCAGTTGTCTCGGTGGATTCTGTGAATGATGCACCACCCAGTGCTGTTTCGTCAGCCATTGTCTTGTTCCTCTAAATCTGAAATGTCGTCTTCAATCATCGAGAGGTAAGCCCGTGGACTTGCCGCAAGAATTTCCTGATAGAGCCAGAGGCCAACTTGACGCTGGCCCAGGTTGTAAAATGTCGTGGAGTTGCCGGTGAACGTGTTGCCGCCCATAAACTTGCTCTCTGCAAGAATGCGTCGCATGACGTTCCGGCCTGCTTTCGTCGCAAGGACCGTCCGCAGTTCCTCAATCTCGACATCGCGCTGTGCCGAGATCTTTTTGTTTTGCTTTTGAACCTGTTTGGGATCTGAATAGTCGGTCATCCGCCCACTCCCAGAACATCATTCAAGACGTTGCCGCCCGTCGTGGGTGTGTCCCCAAGGGACTTGGCCGCATTCACCACAGCGTCCGCGTTTTGCTGCATGGACTGCTGTTGCTCTGCCTGTGCGCGCGCCTCACGAATGGCGGCGATCTTTTCGTCAGACAGCGTGATTTTGGTGGGAACGCCAAGGTCATCAGCCATGCCGGTCACCATCTCATCCCAATCAACGGTATCGAGCACCGCCGGGTTGAGATTGGCGACATTCCCGACAAAGCCCGCAAAGCGCTCAACCGTACCGGTAGACACTAGTTTCTGCGCCTGAGCTAAAGGCGAAATCTTCTCCACCTTTAGCTCTTGACCAGCCAACTCTTGAGGTGGAGGGGGCAACATCATTGGCCCCATACCGCGCCAACCCGGCTCAGAGAGACGCACTAACATGTTGAATGTCCGATCAATCAAAGGGTCAATCAGATCGTCATACATGCCCTCAAGAACAGGGCCGAGTTGTAACAACCCCTCTTCCTTGCGCTCTGCCAGCTCCATAATGTTGCGGGGCTGGACGCCTTCCATGTTGGAAATTGAAAAGAACAGATCGACAAACATGGCCTTATCAATGCGGCGTTCTGTTTTCTGGATCTTGTCTTCAAGCTCACCCGTGCGGACATTGACGTGATAAAGCTCGCGGAAGACCTTGCTTTGATCGTCATCGAAGTTCACAGCGCCCGGCAGCAGGCTAATGCGGGCATTCTTGGCACTTGAAGGGGCCACAATTGGAGGCGACACCATCTTTGCAATGGCTTTCCCAGACTCACGCTCTTGCACCTGAAGCGACTTCGCATCGCCCAGAGCTGTCATCCCAGGGCAATAAGAGTAGGTATCACCGGCCTTGGCGTCCCACCGAGGGGCGAGGATAGGCAAATCCTTGTAGCCCTTGACCTCTAGAAACTCATTGCTACCGCTCTGACTGTCTTCCCAGTACACAGACCGGAACTTGAAATCGTCAGGAAGCTTGAGTGTCTCATGCTCGTAAGACTTCACAGGCTCGATGATGTTGCGAACATTCACCTTTGTGAGGTAATTCGCGCTGTCATAGTTGCTCTGCGTGGAAGAAGACGCCTTGTCGTACCCGAAGCGGTCAACGACCTGTTTCACCGTCATCTGGTATTTTCGGCCAAACGTATCCACACGGTCATGCCCGTCTGTGTCGAGCATGTATTCGCCAACCGCGAAGGCCTTAAACCGTGTAATGGTGTGGAAGTCTTCTTCTTGGATCATGGCCGCTGTGCCGACACACCCTGCATCCTCATAAATCAGCGGCAAAACCTTGTAGAGGTTGGACGCAGCAAAAACCCGATACATGAGCTTCTCAACTGCATCGAGCCATTCACGTACCGGTGCAAACTCGTTCATCGCGGGATCTGGCGGTTGTAGTCGGAACCAGGGTCGCGCAGGGCTTGTGAGCCCCGTCGTCATACCGGCCCGCAAGGTGTGCAGCGCAAATATCGGTGTGTTGTTGATCAAGTGGTTGCGCTTATTGCCCTTGTTTTTATCGGAAGCATCAAACCGACCTCGACGCGGTGAGAAGTTGTCAACCAGCTCCCGCCAATGAGACATCCAAGAGGAGCGTTCCGTTTCCATCTGCGAAAGACGCAGCTCCAGATAGGTGTGGGGCGGTATAATCTTCTCCATACTCAGCCGCCCTGCCCAAGCAGGGTGACGCGACCGATATTTGCCCCGCCTGATACGCCCCGACCGCCGGTAAGCAGTGTGGACTTGTCGCCGCGCAAGGAAGAAACCCGGCGTCGCTCATCCTCACGGGCACGGCGTGTGCCTTCATTCACTTGGGTAGGGGGTGGTGGCGGGGGTGTTACAGGATCAGGCGGCGCGGGTGCCCCTCCGCCGAATCCAGGCAACCAGGCCCTACTGAATAACGATGCCCGCTTCAGCGAGGAACGCTCTTTTCGTAAATGTCGATACAATTGATGGGGCGTTATCGACCAAGAGCGGACACCCAGCACAGCTTTCACCATGCCAACACAATTGTTCAAGGTGAGCGGGAGAGGGTTTGCCGACGTGCCTTGAGACACCTCAAGCACCTCAAATCCCTCTTTGCGATAGTATGCGGCAAGATCAAGTGAACCAGGCGCCTCTACCTGGACATTTGGAATGCCCCGAGCACCATCAATACGCACCCAACCTGCATCCGTCTGAACTACACACATAACGTGTCGGTAGCCCGGCTTAAGAAAGCGCGAGAGCGGGTGGTCATTATTGTCGCAAAACACAACGAGAGCCTTCATGGCTTCCCCCATAGAAAAACCCCCGCGAGTGATCCGCGAGGGCTGTCAGTTCAAAAAGTCCGTTAGTTAGTTAGGCGTAAGGGTCAAAATCATGCTCTGCATGGTTCGCCTCACTAAAGCTATCGTCCAACACCGGCATTGCAAAGGTAAGCGCTAAAGCATCTGCCCGGTTAGGAGAGGGGATACCCCGGCGTTTCATGTCTTCCTTGCTCTCAAGCTGTATCTTGCCGTCAAGCTTAGGCACCGTCTCTGGACCCGTCAGATCCGTTCTCATCACATCATCAGGAGGAATTGCCCCACCACCCTTGAGCCAATCCCTCATGTCCTTCCACATCTCAGCACGCTTATTGACACAGCCCATGTCTGAGGACTTGCCAGCAAACGAAATCAGATTCCAGCTACGTCCCATCGTCGTGCCCGCAGAGACAATGCCCGTGCCATAACCAAGATCAACATTGACGATTGACGCCTTATGTTCCGTCTCAAACCGCGCAATGATCTGCGCCATTTCAATGTCATTGTCATTCTTCTCATACTTGCCCAGCATCTCAGAATAGAGACCCTGGCGCTTATAAATCACAAACTCATCATCACCTGTCCAGGCAGGATCAACACCGATCACAACCGGCGCGAAACTGTACTGAGGCTCTCTAAGGTGCTTCCCGAAGGCCGCATCTACATCCACCTCAGCGATGAACTGTTTGGAACTAGCCGAGGGGAACTCACCCTTCACCCGTATCTTTACAAAGTCACTATCAATTCCATAGTCATCAATCCAGCCTTGCAAGCGGTCCTTATTCGTGATCGCAACATCACGGCTATCAACCCTTAAAGTTTTCCACCTGTGCCGGAACTTGCGGAAGCACTCTCTAAAACGCCCCGTGTTCCGCGTGGGATTGCCAAAGACGAACCACATGGGCTCGCCGTCGGTCGTTCCACCTTCTGCAACCTCATAGATCTTGTCAGGTACAGCCGAGGCCTCATCAAAGATATAGAACGGCGTTGAATTAGCCGCGTGAAGCCCCGCGAAACTCTCTGAGTTCTCTTCCCGGCAGGTCTGAGCATCTACCCGCCACGTCTCTTTATGCTCTCTATGGGACAGGGACATAGAGCCCCGGCCCGAATTGTAATCAAACCAATGTCGCGTGATGGACATTCGCCACCACTTGCCAAGCTCTGCCCATGTCTTTGTCTTGAGCTGATCACTCGTGTTTGCCGTCACAATGCCCTTGGCAAAAGGCCTCGTTGACATAATGAACATGATCAACCATGCACAGATCGTGCTCTTGCCAATCCCGTGGCCACTGGCGGCGGCCATCAATATGGGGTCAACAGCGGTAAAGCCATCAAACCCGCGTTCAGCTATCTGTTCCCCTAGATCATCCAGAAACTTACAGGCCCATTCATCAGGGCCATATGTGCAATTAAACCGGCTGGCCCAGGGCTCTTTGAGTTCCACCATCTGTATGGATTTCTCAGTGTCCCAGGGAAAGGCATAGATCACAAACCCCAGTGGGTCTGCGTAATATTCAGCAATGTCTTGGGCCAACTCCAGGTCGGGGTTAGTCTTTCTTTTTGCTGACACGTGATCTTGCGCCTTGGAGCGCTGTTAGAACATCATCACCCAGCGTGTGTTCAACCCTTTCAACTCCCAGCCCATGCAGTTTGGCCTTACCCATTGATGAACTAACCATAGGCCCTGCTTGCTTTTCTCCTCGGGCCAACTCTCTGGCTTCCTCAAGTTCTTTGGTCAGACTGTCCACTGTCACTTCATGACGTTTTCGGTGCCTAGATTGGAGTTGTTCTATCCTTTGCGCGACCTTGGCGTTTGCGAGCACCTTGTGAGCATTTACCCAGATTGTTGTGGGCTTGCAGTTTTCGCTCACGTCATAGACTGCGCGATAGGCTGCGGAGGCCTCACCTAATTCCACAAACTTCCTGGCAAAAGCCTCTTGTTTCTGCGTGATTTTGTGATCTTGAGCCTTAGTCCCAGTCACTACGGTGCAACCGTTGCCCGAACGGATACACTGCGCGAGATATTCTCTCTATCTGCATCCTTAGTAGGCGGAGGAACACGCACGGTCATTTCCACAATGGCAGATTGAGCGGTGAAATTGCCCGTATTGAGGGAATCCTCGCCTTCACGCCATTCAATAGCTGCCTCTCCCCAAATGCGGAGGAACCGCGTATCCGAGTGAAGGATCACAACCTCCGCCAGCGCAGTTACATCAACCTTTGTGGCAGGCGCAAGCGGTTGTGACGGATAACCGGGCAGAATATTGCCTGCACCGTCTACCCCCATAGCGTCATATTGGGTTATGTGGACAACTGCCATTTACCGGCCTCCTTTGGAAATAGAATGAATGCTCACCAGCTCAACACCCCGTTGGCCGACGTTATCTGTTCAAGCAGCCCACCAGAATGACGAAACGGCGTACCGTTGTTGGAATGCATCAAAAGAGTCCGTTCAAGTGCCGTCGGCATCTGTCCGGCTTTATTGGCCGTCACGGCGGTAGCCCCGTCAATAGACAGAGAAATGTCCCCGGTCAGCCGATTGGCGTAGACGATGGCGGTGTGTTGTCCGCCATCATCGGAGCCCGAGCCAACATCAACGCCGCCGCGCCACACGGTATCTTGGACGCCCAAATACAAAATATTGTCCGTGCCATAAAACAACGCGATACGGTTATTGTCATTCACGCTGTGATCTGCCTCACGTTGAAGCGTCCACAGCATCCGCTCGGTGGCGGTCCCATCTGGAACGGCGTTCCACGTTATAGCGGCTGTCACCTCGTCGCCGTTGGTCGCTCCCAGAAATGGGAGGGAGCCCGCCCCCTGCACAAGCGTTGGCGCGGCGGCTGCGCGTGTGACAGGAGCGGTTGTTGTCTCTATCCAAGAGGTTGCACGAGCACCGACTTCCGCCTGGCCCCTTGCCACATAGACATCCACATCTGATGTAAGCGTCTGCTTGAGATAGACAACCGGATAAATGGCACCGGCTCCTGCGTGGGTTTTCGTCACCGACAGACGCACTAGGGTTCCAACAAACTTAGCAGAATTTGCGGCGGTAATCTCTACCTGAGGGCTCGCGTCAGAGCCCGTCCAGTAGTAACTCAGTGCCTCACTTCCCGTGAGTTCACGACTAAGCCCAACGTAAAGGCTGTAGGTGGTCTCTATGGCGGTGAATGCTGCGGTGTGTCCATCCTGCGCTATGCGAGTGCCGAAAAAACCAAGGTCGCCACTAGGCGTGAAAGTCGCCCTGGTGCAGGACACCCCATCAAAAACAGTTTGGGTGGCGACACTCGGCGGTGTTGTTCCACTTCCACCGACATGTTGGTCGCACTGGGACTGTTTTAGTAGGTTTGTTGCTTCCCCCTCAACCAGTAATCCCGAGCTTGTGGGTTGCCCCGTCGGAACGTCATCAACAAGACTTGGTGCTGACGGATAAACAGTGCCACCCGCGTAATAAAGAACGCTGGTGAAGTCCGCTATGTTTTGAGCGCCTGGGCGCAAGGCGAGAGCGCGTTGAAGTTGTGTTGACCCACCGCCCATTCCCAAGACTAGCCCTTGTCTCAAATTAGTTTCCTTTCAAAGAGCCCTGCTCACCGCATCCCCCAGGGTGCGGGAGCAAAGGCCACGCAGTGCCGTCGCTTATGGCAGAGTGGAAACACTGCGCTACCCAACCAAGATGCGAGGATGCTGACTGGTCGGGATTTCACAATATAATCGACATCCACCCAGACGATTTCGTCCCTTTTGGCGAAAGTGTTTAATATCTGGGTACAGATTATGTCCCGATGTCGGGACTCGGCTCGCCCGCGAGGCCTGAACTTGAGTTATCCAAATGCGGAGATAATCGAGCCAGCACGCCAGCAACTATTGAACCTACCCGCAATCGAACTAGCCCTTAATGAAATTGGAGCAGATCAGGTCGTCAACCGGACTACCCTTCAGTGCCTTTTGCTAAATTTAGTTGCGGCGAGAGGTCCCGAGCTACTCGAAGATATGAAGCAGCAAGTTCTGGGCGCAATTGGTAACACCGAGCAGTCAGCCGAAGACCCTCAAGGCGGCGAACGGCGAAAACAGCTAACAATGATGAGAGCAGAAAGCATGTTTCTTGAGATTGAGCAGGCGGCGGGGTTATCCTCAGAAGGTCGCGACCCATCGGGAGCAAACTAGTTTTCATTGTTGTGCTTCCTTTTGGCCAGTCTGCTCAATCTGCGGGCTTCTCCTTCTTCTTGTTGGCATCTGAATCCGACCCCTCCCCCTCTTTTGGTTGAGGCGGAGTCTTCAGCATGCGGCGGAGTATCTCGTCGCCTTCTTCTTCATCTGTTTTTTTATCGGTGCCTGGCATGCCTGACGAACCCATCGTTGAAATATTCAAGAAACTAAACGCCTCTCCGCTGCGGAAGCATGCAACGGAGGTTGGTATGATAAGCGTTCTTTGGACCCGGCTTGAACTTTATCTGGATGTTTTGCTGCTTCCACTACTGAACGCCGACGAACATACCGCAAGCGTCCTCATAACTGGTATGGGGTTGCGGGAAAAGATCCGCACAATTGAGCTTCTTGGGTTCAAAAAGTCACCCTCAGACGATTGGTTTGAACGACTAAGCAAGTGCTTAAAAACCATCAACGAGAAGCTTCGACCATTGAGAAATCGCTATATCCACGACTATTGGCTTTCGTCTTCCGAAAGCATAGTTCGGCTACAGCACAATACTAAGTTAGTGCGCCCACAATCCCGGCAGTTTGCAATTCAGTATCACGAGGCGAAAGAAACTAAGATCGGTGAACTCATGGCCTTCCAGGTACAAATACTCTTTGAAATCAGCAACCTCGTAGGCTTGATCGGTGATCTTTACGCAAGCGACGTTCCAACTCCATCATACGATACAGACTAGCGACAAAATCAAACCCATTGTCGTGCTCAGGATCATATGCATTAAGCAAAATGAGACCAGCCTCAACCATCTCAGGCGTGACCTCAATCTCAGCAGTTTCCTCGGTTTTCTCTGAATTGCTCATTTCGGTACGTCACGTATATCGGGACTTGTATACTTTGCAAACCCACTATGAATCCCCACCTGACCCCGTATAGTGAAACTTAGGATTCAGATGGAGGTGAAATGTTCGGTCACGGAAAATGCCCAAAGTGTGAAGCACCCATAAGCCACTTAGAAATCGACAGCATCACTTGGGGCGATAAGTTGAATGGTCCAATCTTTCGAGCGATCAGTGGGTGTTGCCCAAAATGTAAAACCGTAGTTGGAGCCGCAATCGACCCAACTTCGCAGAAAAACGATATCGTTTCTGAGGTGCTCGCCGGATTAGGCGTGGCTCCGAAAAAGAGTGGACGGCGTTAGGATTGTTGGCATCGATATTCAGCATTCTCATGGAATCAAAAAACCCGCCTATTTGGCGGGCTCCTCTTTCTTGGGTTTCTGTTCTGCTATCCGCTTTAGCCTCTCTTCAAAGGCTTCTTCGGACTCATCGGCTTCAACTTCCTTGGCCGCATTCCTGAAACGCACTGCTTGATCAGGCTCGACCGGCACGGCGGATTTTGGGGGCTTTGATTTCGACATCTTCAATCACAATCTGAGTTTGGTCGTAAGTATACAGGACATCAACGTCAGGCTGTCCAATTGAGGCAGCGCCATCATAGTGGAACGCACGGGTCGTGCCAGATTCCGTAGCGGGTGCGCCAAGCCTCGGGTCGCGAGCCAACGCCCAAGTTATGGCATCCCACGCCATAGCAAATCCCGACCATTTTTCATTGGCCGCATCCACTTTTTGCTGGACGATTAGTTGTTCTGTGATCCCCCGCACTAGTTCAAGCCAAGCTCCTTTGCTCGGCGGCGAGCCCATTCTTCCTCTTCACCTTCCGGGTCTCTAATTCTAGAAACGAGCAATGCTGAAAAGGGTAACTCTTCCCCCATACGAGCCATCTCCCAGGCTTCATCGTGGGTATCTTCGCTTATTGACGCCGCTGTGTGGTTCTCAGCAATGTTGGTGATCCAATAGTCAACCGTCTGCAACTCACCTTCAGAAAAGCCACTTACATCCGGCTGTGTAAGGGCCTCAAAGGACTTCTGCTCGCGATTGTAGTTTCTGACGGTGCCAACCGTTATAGCGCCCTGGTCCACTAGGCGTTGCCGGATTGGCATTATCTGATGCGGGACGGGTCCATACTTTTCCCGCACATACTTGCCACCAGTGATTGACTTGCCAGTGGTGGTAAACATGCGCGCGTCTGCATACCACAAAACCTTGTTCAGCTTTGTAGCTCCAAAGCCCGGCTTTCTACCAGCCTTCCAGATAATGTAGTGAACCAGACGCTCTGCGCGACGTGGATCATATTCTCTATCGACCATTCTCGGCGCTTTCCAACTAACTAGTCACTCCGAACCATTTCGGGGCCCAGCCGCTCTTCACGCGCTTTCGCGATAATACAGTCTCTTACCAGAAATATTACTTAAGGCTTTATGTGCACGAGATATATCGCTGCACCCTTGATTCTCGCGGTTATTGTACCGGAAATCAAATTCGGCCAAATACCGCGCTACCGGCGACCGGGGTCTCGTTGAGTATCTGGCGGGCCGGGCGCTTATTATCCGGCTCTGGCATTTTTCGATATTTAGCCAAACAGTTGAGAAGCTCTCGCCTCCTGTTTGGAGCGTTTAGGGGCC